GCCCTATTTCGTGGGCCTTGTTTCTGATAGACTGAATGCCTGCAAACGTGATTTTGCAATGGGATTCTTTACGCCCAATTCCTGCCGAGTAGATGCCAAGCGGTGCGTCGGGCCAGTGCAAAAGCATCTTTTCCGCGTTCTGTTCAATTAACTCCTTGACGTGTGTCGCCATGAGTATACGAGTGTCAGGCCATTTTGTTATCGAGTCCTGACATATCGCTGCAACGACGTGCGACTTTCCACTGCCGGTCGGCAAAACAATGCACGGGTTTCCGTGCCTGTTAAACCGAAACCATTCGTAGAGTTGATCAATCGCTAAGTTCTGATACTTTCTCAGCATTCAAGTCATCCAGTTTATCAAGTTCATCAGTTACAAGTTTTGCGTATCCTTCTATGTCGAGCCATGAGTCACGAAGGAAGTAATTGCCGCACAAAATACGAGCCAGTTTGTTGCAGATCATGTCGAGACTTTCGTTCATGTACGCTGGCATCGTTTTGTAGTTTGGCGACTCTCGAATAGTTCGTTTTAAGAGCTGGCTGGTTTTACTGACATAAGTGTAATGTCCGTATTGTCCGTGACGCTCGGCTAGTGTGCTTTCTATATCTGTCTTAATCATCCTGATATCTTGCCTCCAAAATTAGATCTTAAATTTCCAATAAACTCGTCTGGACTCAGACAAGCATCCGTATTGCTAACAAGCTCACTGCTTGCAAAACAATCCTCTCCATTGCCGTTCTTAATGAACTGACCGTTAATCTCAAACGTAACAACATTTGGATTTTCGCCTTCCATCCTCGACCAAGGCACAACGTCTTGGTGCAGCATGTGATCCTCGCAGCCTTTGTGCTGAAAATCCTCGGGAATGTTGTCCGCGTTGTGTCTGTTGCACGTCCAAGTGCCATTGTCTTTCGGCTCTGAGTGGGCGCACGTCCGACAGTTAATTTGCTTAGTCGGTTTGTTTTCGTGGCAGATATGTTTCGCTGGACACATCTTGCATTGAAACCAAGTTGGATCGCTCGACAGTCTTGGTGGCGCCTCGTTTGAGGTTGCAACCCATTCTCCCTTGCGCAGTAAACGCTCGGCAAACTCTTTGTCGAACTCGACAATCTCGGTGTACATTTCGTCGTTGTCCTTGCACACGGCAACGTACAATGCTTTGTGTATTTCTTTTCCAAGCATATACACTTGCATCTGTGCGTAGTGCATAGGCTTAGACTCTTGAACGCCTTTCCTCGAGACGGCGTCAAAAGAGCGTTTGTTATGTGTTTTAAATTCTGCTAAAAACTCTTCCATCTCATGATTAGGGACGCCGCTTTTAATTACGCCATCAACTGATCCGCTAACATGTCCACCAAATTCGACACGCGCCTGATTGTTGCCAACGTCACGGATGTCAATTCCGATTGCTCGCAGGTCACTGACAATGGTGCGTTCTTCATCGTGGCCTCGACGGAATAGCCGCCGGATACGACCGGGGAAGTTCTCCGCGAACGTCCACCGAAACATATACCAAAGATAGCGCTCGCACTTATGCCCGAGCAAAGAGCCGCCCATATGCCCACGCTGCGTATCAGTTTTTTCTTGGTGGTATCTGTCAATCAGCTCTACGATTTTACTCATGCGTTCCCTTAAAAAAAGAGGGCCGAAGCCCTCTGTTTATACAAGCCCAAAAGCCGGATGCGTAGGATGATCAGTATCATCAATTACATAATTTTCATCATCTTTTGGAAAAACCAAACCAACAACAAATTTTTCCAATTTTGGCTCTAATAAATGCGCCACATGAATTCCTGCACTGTCTGCAATTTTTTGCGCATGAACAAGTGGAAAAAAACCTCTCATTAAGCAATTGCTAACATACTGCTGAGTAACATTTAATAATTCTGCAGTTTTTACCTGACTGCCAATTTTTTTAATTGCTAATTTCACTATTCTTTTAGACATCATTTTCTCCTAATTTTATTATTTAGCCCAAGGCGCGGTCGCACCGTTGGATTTTTTACTTGGCGGCGGCATATCAGATCCACCTTCCATTGGCTTCCAATCCCGGACATCGTTCGAGGCCGCATATTGCTCAGTTGCAGCCCTGATTGTTGCCTTGATTTTTAAGTCTATACCAACCAACTCATCGCTGTCCTTTGGTAAAGCGCTCATGCCTCCAGCCATAGCAATCTGACTTAATTGCTTACGACCAATTGACTCGGCTGTCGCACTTTTATTGTTGATGGTGATGTTGCCAAAAACAACACGTCCAGCGTAATCACCACCAATTATATCGTACCTGAGCGACAAAAAACGCCCATTTCCAGCTTTGGTGGTCTTCAACTCGGCGCCCATAATCCGAGCGTCGTACCAGCCGTCAGGTATAGGTGAGTAGTCTCGAGGTGAATCGTCTACCATTAGATCGTGGTTATCGAACTCTAAATCCATTTATTTCTCCTTAGTGTTTGTAATTGCAAATGATGGTCTGCTCGGCGTCGTTGTAATGGCGTCTAACAGAGGTTTGGTGATGCTCTCGTCCGCGTTGCGCCAGCTCTTCATATCTAACTCTGGCTTCCAACGGAACAAAGTGCTTAGGTGATCCGACAGGCCATGCTCCGCCGCCAAATCTTGTAGTTTCCCAGAATCAATCTTGCGATTTAATCTGGTGGTTATCTTGACCGATAGATCGCCATCGATAACGCGAGTTGTACCGTCAACCGTGTCGTCAACTTTCAGAAGCTCTCGCATCTTGTCTTCCAAATCCCGACGATCTTGTACTGCCTTACGCTCTGTTTCTTTCGCTTTCATCCAGAGTTGACTGGCGGCTTGTAGTCGTACACTCTCCATTACGCACCTCCAATCTTTTTGATTAACTTGCCGAGATCCGGCTCTTCCCATTCCTCGAGCGCACCGGAGCGATCCTTGGCCTGCCATGCCGAGTCGCCCTTGCATTTCAGCCCATGCCAGATGTTGCCATCTGAGTCTTTCTCAACGCGCAGAGCTAACAGCTCGTCAAAAAAGTATGGGAGCTGCTGACCAGTTTTGTTGCCGGGCATACTCGGGGCGTACAAAATCTTGCCAGTTTCATCCGCCATCTTTTCTAGCTTCGCGGTCATGTAAACGTGCATCGGTAGATCTCGGAACGCACGGATCAAGTCCGTCATCTGCTCCTGCATTGCACCGTATGCCTGCCTTGGATCCTTGGCCTGCTTTTTCTCATGGTTCAAGACGACCTCGGCAATCTCCGAGATTGAATCGAGCGCAACAGATTCATACTTCGATCCATTCTCAACGAGCCAGAGATACGCATCGCGTAGATCAGACATCGATCCAACTTTAATGAACGGTAAATCTGCATCCTTGATACTAAGCAATCCGCCCTCGGCAGAACAGATGATTGGATTTGGTAACGTTTTGATCAGCGTAGTTTTACCTGCGCCAGCTTGACCGTACACCAACAGTTTTATATATGTCGTCGAAACATCCGACGTGTTTTGCACTTCAATAGCCATATGGCCTCCTTATGTTATGGCGGTCTGAAATCAGTTCGCCAGTTAGTTATATTAACAGAGTTTGTCAGGTATAGGTATATATCCGCCAGAATCTACTAATATGCTTTCGTACTCAAAAAACGCTTCATCGCGATGTGCCGGACTTGCCATGTCGAGCAAGGGAAAGTGTTCGCCAATATCCTCAACGATCACCGACTCACCGTCTGACTCAACGACAAATACGCCTGCTTCATTAAAAACGCAATCAAGCACAGTCATGCTTGGGTCTTTTAACGACACTGATATCAGCATGACAATGGTTTTCGATTCGTTGTCCACTGGCGTAAATTTTTTCAGTTCCATAGGCTATATCGTAAACTTCGTCAATTTTAAGAAACAAAAGACATAATAACAGTAAGGCTATGATCGATCCTACCACCGCTAAAAATGCGTTAACTAAAATATGTATCCACTCCCTCATCAGTCTTTCTCCCATTTCTCAATCATGACTGGCGTCACAATCTCCATAAAAATTCTAGCCTCCCTAGACATTTCTCTGGCATACGAATCAAACTCAGTATCCTCAAATTTGTCGTGCAATATTTCTGCGTATTCGAGCAGGTCTGGCAGCTCTTTGTTGTCACGAGTGATCAACGCCCACTTGCCATCGACTTTTAAAATTTCTGGTATGGCGTGTTCACGGTCAGCCGCCATTGCTAAAAATAATAAGTTAACTTTAATTACAATCATTTTGGTCTCCTAATGTCGGTACATTTCGCGCACATCCACTTGCGATTCGTCTTAGTTATTCGGAAACGACCGCCTTCGAGCGATCGATATTGATTACAGTACGCGCAATGCCGCTCACCAGTAGTGATGGCAACGGCTTCGCGCATCTTTTGCAACATGACGTTGTGTTTGCTCATGACAACTTGATGCTGAAAACAGCATTGTGAGTTGTGTACTTGCCAAGGATGTCTGAGTCGACGCCCATGTCAGCGCACAAAGTTTTGTAGTCAACAACTTTGCGATTGGCCTCAACGTAAGTTGCGGTGACCAGTGCGCCCTGAACTTTTTTGACGTCGTTGGCCATGCAAAAATCTTTGAGATTATCTTTGATTGCGTCGGCTTCTTTTTTGAGAGCAGCCATTTGCTTAGTAAGCTCGCCGAGTCGGTCAACGTTAAGCGTGTTAATTAGATTTTTTTCTGTGTTCATTTGAATCTCCTGTTATTTTTGTTAGGACTGTCGGCCATTCCGTCCGTCCATGTAGTAATATTAATCGATGTAGCTATGGATTACAAGCACTTTTGTGACTACTTATGAAATTAATTGTTACTGACGGTGGACGAAAAGACGCAGGGCTTCGAGGCAAGTTCACCGGGGACTGCGTTATCCGCTCGATTGCCATAGCCTCAGACAGGCCATACAAGCGTATATATAACGATTTCAGGGGCATGATAGCCAATAGGCTAGGATACGTCCCCGAGGACGGCATATTGACTAATAAACCGGCATTCAAGCGCTACATGGTGGAGTCTGGTTTCGTGTGGAATATTACCTGCCGCATTGGCTCCCGTGACAGAGTCCATATGAACGCCGCCGAGCTGCCAATGGGCAGGCTAGTCCTATCGCTATCGAAGCACTACACTTGTGTGATCGACCATGTCATTTACGATAGTTACGATCCAAGCAACAACGGCCAACGCATGGTGTATGGATTCTGGTCTTTTGAACCAACTTGATTAGCTGACTTTTTTTGTAGTTGTCGATCTCAAGTCGACGTCGATATTGTGCGTACATATGCACCTCCCTCGGTTAAAAGTTAGGCGCGTTCCTTCGACTGGTGTCTACTTCCGTCCGTTAGGATGAACGATGCCGCGATTGTAATCCCAGATTAATTTTCTATCAAGAGCTGCTAATGTTGCTAAAGTTGCTAAGGTCAGGCGAGTTAGGGGCGCTAGCCCCTTTGTTCAGACGCCGATCAGTCATTTTCACGCACCTCCAGCTTGTTTTTAGGCAATGAATGCAGCCATTCATCAACATCTCCGGCTAACCAACCGACCATGTGTTCCGATATGCGAATCGAGTTAGGAAAAGATCCGGCTTTTACCATTCGATAAAGTGTTGCCGAGCTGAAACCAAGCAGTTGGCAGAGTTCTTTCTTTCGATAAATTTTAAGTTGTTTCATTCAATATCTCCTTTTCACAGGCCACATCATGTGGCGTTATGGAGATAGTACAAGAAATTCCGTTTGATAGCCAGCTATCGAACGGCGAAAGTTTTTTCGGTGCGTACTTAGGTATCAACCGAATTTATGTTGATTTAGTTCTTTTGTTTCGATAAACTCAAAAAAAACGTCATAACTAGGAGAATCAAATGGAAGTGAAAGAAATTCAGCGATTGCTGTCCGATAGAAACCTGCGCGAGATCAGTCGCCGTACCAGTATCGGCTATTCGACATTGCGCTCAATTGTTAAGAATGAGGACGCCGATCCAAGCATCTCGACGGTCAAGAAGTTGATGGAGTATTTCTCGGCTACTTGTCCAAGTGGCTAGTTTTGGGGACATCTGGGGGGATGATAGTAAGCGTTTTGTCGATCCACCTGAAGTCCAACTCAAGAACGCAATCATTGATGCTGGCCTCGAGCCGCCAACGGAGATAATACTGGATGGCAAGATACACCGATTCAAATCAGGATCCAAAGGCCGAGGCGGTTACGGCGATAAGAGTGGCTGGTATATTGGTTTTGGTGATGGTGTATGCGCTGGTAAGTTTGGGGACTGGCGATTCGGCGTCGAACACAAGTGGATCTGCAACATTGGG